GCAAGTTAAGGCATACATACACGATACAGGAGTTGGTAAAATGCCACCAAGACCATTCTTTGCTATTGGTAAAAATGATGAAAATAAGATAAGGAATATGTTTTTAAAAGAAATAAGATTATGAGTGAACGAGAAGATATAGCAAGTGATATAATTACAAAGCTGGATGCAGTTTCTAGTCCTATTGAATTTAAAAAAATCACTAGAGAGCCATTTGAACCAGAGGCATTAAGTAATGCACAGTTTCCAGCTTGTTATGTTCAAAGTGGCGATGAAACTAGAGAACCAAGCACAATGGGTGCTGTTGGTACAGGAAAAAGGCAAGGAACAATAGATTTTATTGTAGTCGGATTTGTTAAAGGCACAACAAGCAATATAGATACATTAAGAAACCAATTAATTGAGGTTGTGGAAGAAACACTTGATAATGATATAACTAGAAATGGAAATGCATTGAATACAGAAATAATTGAAGCTAATACAGATGAGGGAGTATTATTTCCTTATGGTGGTATTAGAATTGTGGTAAGAGTTTTATATCAATTTGTAAGAGGTACAGCATAATTGATAAAATATATTTTGACTAACTTTAAAAAAAAGGTTAGTTAATAAATGACAAGAAAGTAATTTATGGGCATAAATAGAGTAATTTTAGTATCATCAAATAATGGAACTGAGAGAGAAGTTTTTGCTCACGAAGTAGAAAATCTTGTTAAACAAGGGTGGAAAGTGAAAGGTGCAAAACCTCAACCGAAACCAGAAACTAAACCTAAACCAAAAACAGAGGAGTAAAATATGGCTAACCATACAGGTCAAAGTGGTACAGTTAAACTTGGCTCAAATGCTGTCGGTAGTGTTTCAGGATTTTCACTTGATACTACAGGCGATGTAATTGAGAACTCAAATCTTGGATCAACAGCTAGACAATATTTGGCTGGTAGAACAAGTTGGTCTGCAAGTGTTGAATGTCATTTTGATGAAACAGATTCAAATGGTCAACAAGCATTAACAGTTGGTAGTTCAGTTGCTTTAAATCTTTACCCAGAGGGTGCTGATTCAGGCGACTACTATTGGGCTGGAACTGCTTTAGTGACAGGAGAATCTCACGCAGTATCTTTAGATGATACAATCAAATCAAATTTCACAGCACAAGGCACAGGAGTATTGACTAGAACTACAGTATAATTGAATGGCTGAAAAAACAGATTTCTTCGAGGGAGTTAAAGGACACTTTGAATCTCTTGAAACAAAAATTATAGAAGTCGAGGAGTGGGGTCTTACAGGCGATAAAGCCATTTACAGTAAGCCATTCAATATGCTTGAAAAAGCAAAAATATTCAAAGGTGCGAATGAAAGCGACCTTAATGTTCTCATTGATGTCATCATAGAAAAGTCATTGACCAAAGATGGCGAAAAGATGTTCAACCTTGAACACAGAATGAAATTCAAAGTAAAAGCCGATACGGATGTCATAGCAAAAGTAGCTACTGCCATTATGAATACATCGGACGAAACAATTCCGACACTTAAAAAAAAATAAAAAATAACCCAGAACTACATAATATATTTTCTTTAGCTGAACGATTACATAAATCAGCTAGTGAAATATTGCAAATGTCTGTATATGAGTTTAATATGTGGTGCGCCTATTTTGACTTACAGAGGGAAGAACGAGAGAGGCAAGAACGCATTAATAAAGCGAAAAGATAATGGCTACAAGAAAGGCAAAACAGAATTGCTCAAATGAAAAGAAGATAATGGCTACAAAAAAAGTAAATATTGACATCATTGCAAAGGATAAGTCCAAACAGGCACTTAACAAAGTTCGTGGCAATCTTGATGGTGTAAAAAAATCAGTATTTAATTTAAGAAACGCCTTTGTTGGCTTGGGTGCTGGGTTAGTCATTCGTTCACTAGTCAATACAGGAAAAGAAATAGAGAATCTTCAAGTAAGATTAAAATTCTTATTCGGAACAGCAGAAGAGGGAGCAAAAGCATTTGATGAAATGGCAAAGTTTGCCTCTAAAGTTCCATTTTCTTTGGAAGAAATACAAAAAGGTGCTGGTGTATTAGCTGTTGTTTCTAAAGATGCTAATGAACTTAAAAAAAATATGGAACTGACAGGTAATGTTGCCGCAGTTACAGGACTTGATTTTAAAACTACTGCCGAACAAATACAACGATCACTCTCTGCTGGTATTGGTGCCGCAGATTTATTCAGAGATAGAGGTGTTAAATCTATGCTTGGTTTCAAAGCTGGAAGCAAAGCAAGTATAGAGGAAACAGTAGAAGCATTTGATAGGGTATTTGGTGCTGGTGGAAAGTTCGCTGGTGCAACAAAAGAATTAGCAAAAACATTTGAGGGTACTCTCTCAATGATAGGCGATAAGATATTTAATTTCAAACGAACAATATTGGAAGCTGGTTTCTTTCCAGAACTAAAAAAACAATTTAAAACATTAGATGAATTTTTAGTAAATCAATCTGACTCATTAGATAAGATGGCAACCAAAATTGGTAAGGGTTTAGCCATTGCTGTTAGGGAATTAGCTGAAGCAATAATATTTTTAAAAAATAATATTGATAAATTTACTGGTGCATTAGGCGGTTTGCTGGCAATGAAGGTTGCTGGTTTCTTTTATGGAACAGTAACAGCATTAAATTTATTGACCAAAGCTATGTGGGGATTTAATTTGGCGACAAAGAAAAATATCATTTTTGGTAGCATTATGGTTTTTGTTGGTGCTATGGGATTCTTAATTAAAAAATTTTTAGAATTTAAAGGCGCATTAGATGTTAGTTCAATGTCTATTGATGAAATGCAATCAAAAATCAAAGACTTAGAAAATGCAAAACTAACAGGAGACTTTTTTGATTTAGGAATTGATGATGATGATCAATTTGCTACGGAAAAAATAACTAATCAAATAGCTTTTTTAACAGAAGCAATAGCACAAAAAAGACTTGAAGAAATAAAAGCAATAACATCAGTAAATGAGCATATGCGAGTTACTAATCATTTAACTGCCGCACAAGCTGGATTAATTAAAGAGACAAAAGATTTATCAGATACATACGAAAATTTATTACAAAAACATACAATGTCTAAACCTTATCAAGATTTAACAGAGTCGGTTATTAAAGCAACTGATGCAACAGAGCATATGAGAGTTAAACAAAGATTAACAGCAGAACAAGCTGGATTGATTACAAAAGAAACAGAAAATTTAAAAGATACATATGAGGATTTATTACAAAAACACACAATGTCAAAACCATATCAAGAATTAACTAAAACTATGGAGGAAACACAAACAGTATTTAGCTCTTTTAAAAAAGGATTTACAGATACTTTTAGTGATGCCATAAATTTAACATTACAATTTGAAGAAGCTGGAAAGAGGGCGTTTAAAAGTTTTGATTCTGAATTAAAAAGAGCATTAAAAAATGGTAAGTTCAGATTTAAGGAATTTAGAGAAGCCATCATCATAGATTTGACAGCCATCTTAATTAAACAACAATTAATTCTTGCGGCACAAAGGGCAATGGGAATGATGAAAGGCAATACCATAGGGAATATAATTTCAGGAGTTGGAAAAATACTTGGTTTCCAACACGGAGGAGTTGCACAAGCTAATCGCCCAGCGATAGTGGGAGAAAAAGGCCCAGAATTAATTATACCAAAAACAGCCACGCAAGTTGTTCCAAATAATCAAATGGGAAATATAGGCAGAGCAGTAAATGTTAATTTCAACATCAATACAGTTGACGCAAGAGGATTTAATGAGTTACTTACAAACAGCAGAGCAACTATTGTAGGAATGATAAATAGTGCCGTTAATGAAACAGGAAGACAGGCGATAATATGAGTGGCGCATTACCAAATGTAGATTTTGAAGCTATCAATATTAAGAGCAATCAAAAGACTTTAATTAGTCAAACCGATAGTGGAAAAACTTTTAGACGACAGATTGATGGTCAGAAATGGAGTTTTACAGTTTCCTATCCCCTTATGACGAGGGCGAACTTTCAACCAACTATGGCTTTCATCATTCAACAACGATCACAAAAGGAAAGTTTTACTATTACATTCCCTAGCTATTTAAACGCAACAGGAAATGAAACAGGAACACTTTTAGTCAATGGCGCACATTCACTAGCCGATACCACCATAGCGATTGACGCTTTCGCTGATGATGGTGCTGGTAGATTGAAAGCTGGTGATTTCATAAAATTCGCACATTCAAAAGTCTATATGGTCGTTTCGGATGTAACGAGTTCAAGCAATGCCGCGACTGTAACGATAGAACCCCCACTGACAACCGCCTTGTCGAATAACAGTTCCGTCACTTATGATTCAATCGCTTTCACAGTTCACTTAACAAGTGATGTACAGGAGTTTAAATCTGGTCAGGCGAATTCTTCTGGTGTTCCATTATTCAAGTATGAGTTTGATGTTGTTGAGGCGATTTAAATGGCTAGAGGATTATCGAGTGCCGTTAAAACTGAATTGGCGACAGGCAATATTAAATATGTTCATTTAGTTCATCTTAATTTCGCCACACCTTTATACATAACCGATTGCAGTTTCGCATTAACTTCAAGCATTAGCGGAAGTTCAAGAACATATACAGCAAGTGGACATCTATTAGGCATTAGCAATGTTCAAGAGAGTGTCGCGCCTATGAAGAATACACTATCAATAGTTTTATCTGGTGTTGACCAAAGTTATATTGCAATCGCTTTAGGCGAAAACATCATCAATGATAGTGTGCAAATATACAAGGCATTCTTGGATAGTTCCAATGCCATAATAGCCGACCCTTTTTTAATTTATGATGGAACAATAGACGAATATATAATTGGCGATGATACAAACACCTCACAAATAACCTTGAATGTCACTTCTCATTGGGGGCAATTTCAAAAGGTCAATGGAAGAAGAACAAGCGATACTTCACAGCAACGACATTTTGCAAGTGATAAGGGTTTTGAGTTTTCAGCTTTAACAATAAAAGATATTCGCTGGGGTAGGGCGTAATGGGTTTTTGGAGTGGATTAGCAAATACAGTTACAGGTGCTTATAATGCTGTAACAGGTTCAGCGCTAGGAACTATATTATCAAATATTATGCCTTGGCTTGGGCCAATACTTAATGTCATTAGTATTATTTCGGTTGCTATTACTTGGTTGCGAAAACCAGATGAGCCAGATTTTAATGTTGATACGACACCAGAAAACAGAGCCAAAGGAGTATTAGTCAACAAGACTTCTGCTAATGCTCAAATTCCTGTTATTTATGGAACAAGAAAAGTGGGTGGAACAATCGCATTTATGGAAACATCAGGAACTGACAACGAGTTTCTTTATATGATAATGGCTTTGGCAGAGGGTGAGATAGATGATATTACTACAATTTATATCAATGATAATGCTGTTACTTGGAGTGGTGATTTATCTGATGGCACAAGCAGAACAGTTAATTCAAGCGATTCAAATTATTACAAGGATAGTGCAAGTTTAATTACAGTCATTCCTCACTATGGATTGGATTCACAAACTTATGACACGACAATTGGTGGATTAGATAGCTGGACTTCAAATCATAGGTTAAGGGGCATTGCCTATATCGCATTAAAATTTACTTGGAATCAAGACGCATTTGGCAGTATTCCATCAGTTCACGCATTGGTTAAAGGAAGAAAAGTTTATAATCCCAATCTTGATGGAACACTTACAGGGGGAAGCGGTTCTCACAGGGCTGACACGACTACAACTTGGGAATATTCCGACAACCCCATTTACTGCCTGTTGGATTATTTAAGGAATACTC